AGAAGATAAAGAAAGCTAATCGTTCCCCTTCAACCCTCACAAAGGTTATTCTACTGGTATAAATGGAACTTGTCAAGTAGGAAAAATATGTTATAATACCTATATGTTAAGACGGGAACAATGATGTTATGCCTAAAAAGAAATCAGAACATTATGTAAATAACAAAGAACTACTGGAAGCACTCATTGTTTATAGAGCAAAGGTTGCGGTAGCAAAGGAGAAAGATCTACCAAAACCACGTATTACAAATTATCTTGGAGAGTGCTTTTTAAAGATTGCTACTCATCTATCATACAAACCTAATTTTGTGAATTATATGTTCAGGGATGATATGATATCTGATGGTATTGAAAATTGTGTACAGTACATTCATAACTTCGATCCAGAGAAGTCAAGAAACCCATTTGCATACTTTACTCAGATTATCCATTATGCCTTTCTGAGAAGGATACAGAAGGAGAAGAAGCAGTTGGACATTAAAACAAAGATAATTGAGAGAAGTGGATTTGATGAAGTTATGAATGTTGATGATGGAGCACTTACTGGTACTAGTTCTGATTATAATACTATTAAGGATAATATCGTTTATAAGTCCAATAGATGAAGGTAGCAATAATAACAGATACCCATTATGGAGCAAGAAAGGGATCTAAACATCTACACGATTATTTTGAACTATTCTATAATAATGTTTTCTTTCCGTCTTTAGAAGAGCATAATATAGATACTGTTCTCCATATGGGAGATATATTTGATAGTCGCAAAGCAATAGATCTACAAAGTCTTGAGTGGTCTAAGAGAGTTGTATTTGAACCTCTTAAAAAATATAAGGTTTATGCAATAATTGGTAATCACGACTGTTATTATAAGAATACGAATTTTGTTAATTCTCCTGAGTTATTATTACAGAACTATCCAAATATAAAATTATATTCTAAAGCAAGTGAATTTAAGTTGGGTAAGGAGAAGTTTCTTTTCTTACCTTGGATTAATAGTGAAAACTATGATGATACATTAGCATTAATTAAAAAGACTAAAGCAAGAGCTGCTTTTGGTCATCTTGAACTCAATGGATTTAAGGCAACCCGTGGACATATGATGGAAACTGGAATGGATGTTAATATTTTGGATAAGTTTGAAAAAGTATTCTCAGGACATTTTCACACTAGATCTAATAATGGTAAAATATTTTATTTGGGTAATCCATATGAGATGTTTTGGAATGATGTAAATGATCCAAGGGGATTTCATATTTTTGATACTGAGACATTAGAGACCACTTCAATTGATAATCCATATAAATTATTCTATAACATATATTATGATGATACCAATTATAAGTTATTCAATGCTACTGAGTATGAGAATAAAATTGTAAAGGTAATTGTTCGTAGAAAAAGCAGTATAAAGGATTTTGATAAGTTTATAGACAAACTTTATGCTGTTGGTGTTCAAGATCTGAAAATTATTGAAAACTTTGATATTCAAGAAAGTGAAGAGTTTGATATAGATGAAGATGAGAATACCTTATCAATTTTAAATCGTTATATTGAGGAATCTGAATTTGAGTTTGATAAGAATATTATAAAAAATATTTTCCAAGATCTTTATAGGCAGGCTTGCGAGGTAGAGTAAAATGTGGCTCCTCACATTAAAAGATAGACAAGATGATGGTGCTTATGCTGTTCAGGATAGGTATGGTGATAAGGTGCTTTTCTTATTTGAGCAACAGGATGATGCAACAAGATATGCATTAATGCTAGAGGTTGATGAGGTATATCAGAAACCTATGGAAGTTATAGAGGTGGATACAGAGCTTGCAATTAATACTTGTAAGAGGTATAATTATAAGTATTCAATTATAACTCCTGACGACTTTGTGATTCCCCCCAAGAATGATAACATTTCAGAAGATTAAATGGAAGAACTTTCTTTCCACTGGAGACCATTGGAATCAGATAGATTTTCAGCAATATAATACAAATTTAATAGTAGGTACAAACGGTGCAGGTAAATCCACTATGTTGGATGCACTTACCTTTGTGTTGTTTAATAAAGCTTTTAGAAAGATAAACAAAAGTCAACTTATTAATACTGCAAACGAAAGAGATTGTTTAGTGGAAATTGAGTTTGATATTAATGGTCGTGACTATCTTGTAAGACGAGGAATAAAACCAAATATTTTTGATATAGAAGTTAATGGAAATCCTTTACATAAGGAAGCAGATGATCGTTCTAATCAGAAAATTTTAGAAGAGAGTATATTAAAAGTTAATTACAAATCATTTACTCAAATTGTAATCTTGGGTAGTAGCACCTTTGTACCCTTTATGCAATTAACAAGTGTTAATCGTAGAGATGTTATTGAGGATCTTTTAGACATTCGTATTTTCTCTGCAATGAATACTTTGATTAAGGAAAATATTAGAGATCAGAAAGAGAAGATAAAGACCTTAAAACTTCGTGAGGAGAATATTAAAGATAAAGCATCTATGCAAGTAAACTTTCTAAAAGAATTAAAGGAGCAAGGTGATACTAATATAGAATCAACTAATGGTAAAATAAAAACATTACAGATAGAAGTTGATACTCATATAGAACATAATCAACTTAAAGAATCTAGTATATCTGATCTTATAAAGGAACAAGAAGAGGTTTCAGGAGCAGGTGAAAAGTTAGTAAAACTTAATAACCTTAAAGGTAAGATTACTCAAAAAGTATCTACTATTACCAAAGAACATAAGTTTTTCACAGACAATACGGTATGTCCTACTTGTACTCAGGATATAGAAGAAGAGTTTCGTGTAAATAGAATTGCTGACGTTCAAAATAAAGCAA